CACAAACGCCTGAGAAGTCAAAACCCTAACTGCGTTGTCATTAGTAACAACGGTTCTTCTACGATTACTGTAGACAACAACGACCTATTCCCTGTGCAACCTTACTACGGTGAAAACTTAGTTTACTATAAGAACGGTATTAGATACACTGCTACATACACTAATCGTACAGGTACGCTCGCTCATGCTACTCTTGGTGAAAGTGATACTTTCGAAGGGGTCACAGGTAGTGCAGAGTTTTGGGCTAACATCAGTGCTAACACCATCCTTCATCTCACAAGTCCGTATGACAACGGAGATGCAAGCGAAATATATACTGACATATCTACAAGCGTAGCGACAAGAAATCTTGAGCAACTATCTAACGGTAGCAGAGACAGCAATTCCTTGCAACCTACAGACGCTTACTTGTGTATGTGGCATCCTAATTTAGGTAGACCTTACACTTGGTACAGTGATGACAGTAGTAGGTCTTTCTATGCTAACACTGGATTGGCTGATACTCCTGTTGACAAGAAGCCTTACAACCATGTACCTGAGCATTTCGAAACTGTACACTACCATGACTTCAACTATGTAGCGAGTAAAGGTCCATTCGGATTAGGTATGGAGTGGCTGAAACCTCCGTTTACTAGACCAGTGACTTATTCATTACAAGGTGTCAACGACTCTATGTCTACAATAGCGAATGTAGTAGGTAGAAACTTCCTTGCAGGTGGAGGTCAGACCTCTCCACTAATAGGTAATGATTCTGCTTGGATGACAGGTATTCGTGTGGTAGGTTCTAACATGTATATCTCCAACAGAGGTAACAGTAATTCATTTGACGACTCGGATATACTATTATCTAAATTACCAATCGTCAATACTGACGGTGAACACACGCAGCAGTTAGATATAGACGGCGGAGTACTAAGTAGCAGTGACGGCTTTGACATTAGCGCAGACGGAACTAAATTGCTGATTGCTAATTTCCACGGTCATGGTGTAAGAAGTGCATCTCTTGCTACAGGATTTGATTTGTCCAGTACATTTGCTTTGACTGGAAGCCAAAAGAGTTCAGGTGGTAATGGAGTAAGAGCGTGTTCTTGGAACAATGACGGTACTAAGTATTACATGGGCTACGGGACAAGTGGGAGTGCCAGCGTAATCAGACAGTTTACGGCTGGAACTGCCTATGAGACAGCAAGTGGAGACACAGAAGGGGCTGTTTTGAACTTATCTTATGCGAATGTTAGTGACATTTTGTTCAATTCTGACGGGTCCAAGATGTGGGTGAGTCAACATACAGGCTATGTCAGAGAGTATACTCTCAGCACACCATTTGACCCGACCAGTCAATCATTAGATTATACTCTTGATTTAACTACTTTCTTTGATGTAGAAGGAGTATCACCTTGGAGACCGAGTAGTAACACTGGAACAACACCTTGGTTGGCAGGTATCTCTTGGAATGATGACGGTAGTAAATTGTATGTCATCACTCTTTGGGGTGTAACCAAGGCTAGTGCCGTAACTGGTGCACCATTACCTGCAACTGTTACTGGTGAAGGGGGAAGCAGAACCAATACTTTCCCTGTCATTGAGTTCTCGATTACCACAACTACATCTCATGGAGGTGCAGGTGCTAATTTCACTGCTACAGAAATAGATGCAGAAGTGAACTTAGCGCACCAAGGAGGTACTATCGGCTCTAACAAATACAACTTCTCAGGCTTTTGGGGAGGCGGTAGCCACGGTGGAGGTGCTGTCAGTAGGCTCGAATCTTACGGTCACTCACTCATAGGATGGGGCAGTGACACTTTTGGAATGGACTGTAATACTTACCAAGACTCATCAGGAGTAGCAGAACTTACCCTGCCTTCTGACCGTAACAGATGTTTTGGTTACAGGATGGCTGTCAGGCAATTGTACAACAGACCAAGATGGTCTCCGTATGTTAGAGGCTGGCTCGAAGTAGCCAACAGTAATGCTATGCTAGGTTACTACCACGGACCGCTTGTTCAATGGGATTCCAAATCAAATGGCTGGGATTATGTCGGTAGCGATTCTGCTGAGTCCGACCAAGATGTTAACGCTCTATATGTAGGTATCTTAGAAAGATTGACTCAAGTTTCTAGTTTGTTAGGTCAAGACCAAATCGGTAGACAGGTAAGATACAGCGATGGCAGAAGAATGACTGCGCCATTCGGCTGCCCAGTGAGAACCTTGAGGAACGCTTCCACTACTACAAGAATGTACCCCAATGACGAAAGCGGTCAAGGTGTAGAAGATTTAGCAAGGGCTCATCGTCACTATATGGTAGACTGGTGGGGTAACACTCGTGGTGAAGATGTCAGGCGATTCCCTGTAAGAGGATTCGGATTGAGACCTTCATGGGATGCAGAAGACGCTTATGCAGATACGAATGTCACACACAGACCAGCAGCACATGATTTGTTCGGCGGAGACGGCAATGACCGCTACAGTGGTAACACCAACAGCGACAACAACTCTGCAAGTAACATGAGTAAGGTAGACTGGTTCAACCCAGCCAGCGCACTCAGAGTAGGTGACAGAGGAGACGGTAGAGGTGTCAGGTGGCCTACAGTGTTCAACGAAAGTATGTTGATGGCTGTCAGCGAAAAGCATGACGCTACCGGACTTGTATTGAGTCACAGTACGGCAGAACCTATATTCGGACAAGGACTTGTCAGACCAAGTAACCTCGCCCTACAAGACGGAGAAGTAGAAAGAGGTATCAGCGACAGAGTTGATTTGAACTCTGATGACGGTCTACTCAAGCCTTCTGCGAATGTAGGTGAGGCTACAGAGACGGTCAACGCAGACAACAGAGGTGCTGAACCTGTATCAAGAAACGATGTCAGGATTGGACTGGATGTAGATACATTAGCCGAATTGAATGACGGTGTCTCTCGTGAGTATGTCGTTATGTCTACAGAGGCTCACAGTCTACACACAGACAAGGAAGTAGGTCAAAGAACTAACATCCGTGGTGCTTACAATGTAGGTAGCAGAACTCTGAAAGATTTGGATATGACTGCCCTCAACTGGTCTGATAAACCAGTCACAGGTGTAGTCAAGCATTCCAACGCCCACGCTATGTGGTCTCTCGGAGGTACATACATCATGGAGTGGAGTAAACACGCAGGAGTGCTAGATGTCAAAGGCTGGGGTAAGGCTGGTGCTTCTTCCTCATCCAACCCATACCAAGACGCTAACCACGACCCTGCGCTTGAGAATGTCAACTATACGGATAGTGTGATACAGTTCATCTACAGACCTGCATACGGGCTGGACTACAAGCACACTCAAATGTTCAGGGCTTTCCTAAACACCAGCGGTCCACAGGCTGGTTCTAACTTCTACAGAGCGACTGCCGGTGGAAAGTATGGTCTGTTCACTAGCGATGTACCGAGTGCAAGGACTGGTACACCGAGCAGTCCACCTTACGCACCAGTGTATACAGTGGACCCTACTGCTAGTATCACTGAACCTGATAGTGATGGTCCAAAGATTCAGGGTGTAGAGGTTACTGGCTACGACAAGACTGACATCAGGTCACCAGTGGCAAGAGTAGTCATGTCTGAAAACACACTGGAACACTTCCGTTCTGATGCCAGCAGACGCTCTACAGATGACGAAGAAGGTGACTATAGCGTACAGCCTAGATTCAGCCAAACACTACACCCAAAGGGCAGTAAAGGCGATGCAACTTATAACACAGGAGACCACAGTGGGGAGTGAGGCGCATGACACCGATGGAGAAGGCTTGGGCTGTTTTGAAAATGCCAGTAGTCGATACAGATGTACCCGGACTTCGTGTAGCGTATCAGCAAAATGAACATTTGGTGGGTCATCCTGAGTATGGTGCAGACCAAGAAGTGATAGACGCTTACAATTATGACCCCGACCCTAAAGGAGACTGGGACAGAAAAAGAGGCATGATAGGCAACGCTTACGGTTTGGATAAGTATGTCAGATATGATGATGGGAACAAAGTAGACTGGAATAAAACTCGTAATGTAGCCAGTATAGAACAGATGTCACCTAATGAGTACTTTGATTATCTTGCTCAACAGGGTTACTATACTGAACCAACGATGATAGACGGTAAAGAATACCGCTGGCCTGATTTAGGCCCTGCACACATACAGAGTATAATTGACGGAATTAATAGTGGACAAGTGATAGGCGCACCTGTCATAGGTCAAGGGCAAGAAGGTGGACATCGAATGGAAGCAATAAGGCAAATGGGACATGGAGATACTAAAATTCCAGTTCTAAATTTCCATTCGAATTGAAGGAGGATTAGTATGGCACTAGGTAAGAATCTGTCAACTGGTCGCTTTGATGCCGACCAAAATTCTGTAATGAAAGTAGTCCGTAAGCCGAGATTCGTAGATAATGCAGTCAGACATGGTGAATATACGAAGACCTCTGCTGGTTTCGTAGTCAATTCTCCTACTCAATCTGACTTTGTACCTACTACAGAGAAGCGTTACAAGTTGATTGAAGAAGAAGATACTATCCGTTTACTTCACAATCCGACAGAGAATGTCAGATACGAAGGGGCTCTGTTCCTAGACGGAGACAAGGTGACTACCTCAAGCACTCTACCTGCTCTTATCGTAGGTGCAGAGGATAGCAGGCAGGCTCTCGTAGCGTCACAGATACAAGACGCTACCAAAGGTACTAGATTCAGACTAGAGAATCTCAAAGGTGGTAATCTGAGGTCGATTGGCTTCACTGACAAAACCATCCATTTTGCTCAGAAAGTTGGAGTGGGATTGCGAACTTCTGATTTGGCTCATCGTGTTGCTAAGGCTAACACCAGTAGTATCAACGGAGTCAGAGCAAGAACACCAAGTCTGACATTCTTGGCTCAAGACTTCCTAGGAGTAGAAGCATACAGTGCGCTCAGGTATCTATCTAAGCACGATGGCTACAGTCCTAAGTCAGACCGCTTTGGGAATGTATGCTACTTCCCTCAGAATCATATCGAGCGAGAGTATTTCGTTGGTGAGAACAGAGTACTAGGCGGCTCGTTAGAAGAAGCCAGCGAGAACACACCTAACCGTGTCGTAGTTAGAGGAAAACCGATAGCAAACAATCAGCAGAATGTAGTCCAAGTAAATGACTTTGGTAGACAACAAGATGGTATAAACGAAGTACCGGGAGGCATCCATGCCCCTACTGCTGTCACAAAAGCCAGTGCTAGAGTCATAGGTCAGCGTATGCTGAAGATGGCTAAGAACGCCACAGGTAGTCGTAGACTGGTCGATGTAATATCGGCTAGTCACATGCACCCCGGTGACATGGTATCGCATCAGACAAGGACTGACAATGACAGATACATTGTATTGGGTAGTAGTATAGATTTGAATGAGAAGCGAGCAGAACTACATGTCAACTCTGTAGATGTCACATTAGAAGATGTACTGCAACGCTTCCAAGAGATAGATGTAGCGGGTAGTATAGATGCTAACGAAGAAAGAAACAGACAGTTTGCTGTAGAAGAATTTACTACCTCTTTTGGTTTCAAGGTCAAGGTTAGTTGGCAACTGGCTGAAAGAGTGGACATGAACAGAGGTGTCGGTATGACAATCGGTCTGACACGCAGAAACTCAATCAACGGCTCACGCAGATTAGAGAGTACAGGTGTACTCATCAATAATAGCGGAGGATATGCTGTTGGAACTACATCATTCACCGTAGATGGGACATCTGCCTCGTCTGCGTTTGGTACTGATAACCAAGCAGTGTACACCGCTAATGGTAACAAACTAGGTCACATTCACCTCGCTTCAATCGGCTCTACTACTGTAGTAGTCAAATCAGCAAGCGTACACAAAGTAGCAGATAATGAAGAGTTATTCTTGTTATCTGACGCAGCAGAAGCACTGAACTCACACTTGAAGATAGGCTCTGTGCACAGTTATTACCTAAAGAACAGGAGAGGATGATATACCGCTATTAAATGAAGGAACTAGATTTATGATTGACACGCTGAAGAGTCGTATTAACGAAGTCGTGTTTGGATTCGATGGTACGATTGCGACTCAAGAAGATGGTGGCATAGGTAGCCCTGCTGTTGTAGTCACCCCTACTGTGAGAGTAATAGATGACAATACTCTGATAGTAGAAGCGAAACTAGCATTAGATACTTCCTTCACACGACCACTGAAGGAGGTAGTGATTAGGTACAAGAATCCCAGCGATTCTACTGATACTACTGACTTTATGAGATACACATATAACGCTGTGCAAAAGACCAGCAACAACGAACTACAATTCTCAGCGATAATTGAGGTGACAGCATGACGAATCCAAAGGCAGGGCACATGAGTGCGAGTGGTATGAGTACTGACGCACAGGGACTAAGAGATGGCGATGGACTGACTAGCCCTAGCCTGACTAACATCTACGAAGGACTACACGGCAACGGTATCATGAGACTTGGTGACGGTGCTAGAGGTGACACACTAAGAAACAGTATCATATCTAACACGCCCGGATTCATTGAGATAGGCTCAAGTCAGGGCGAAGTCAAGGTCTACGGAGGACACTGTGTACTCGATGGTACGCTCTATGAGTTTGCAGGCGGTCAAGGTGCGAGTGAGACATTCGTAGTCGGAACTACAGGTGCTGGTGCTAACCACAGTGGAGACCTACCTAGTGTTCCAAGTGCTAACAGCGATGTATTTGTTGTAGTCTATCTAGTCGGTAGAAACACACCTGAAGCCCATCTGATGTATGAGATGGGTACACCTGCTTCACCTAGCAGTGGTACGCCTCTTATTCCTAACCGCTTCCTTTCTAGTCCAAGTATCAGCGGTAATACTGACGCTAATCATCATCACACCATACTGGGTGTATTGAGATACACAATGACAGGTGGTGCAGGTAGCGTTACTGCGTCTTTGAACACTGACCCTACTATCCACGACAGGAGGACATACATCAGGTCTACGCCTATGTACATGACTCCTCTGACGAAAGGTGCGATTGGGAATGTAGATACAGCCAACGCAGTGACTGACTTAGATGCTTTCTTTGCAAGCCCTGAAGATGGTGACTTCAGTGGTAGCACATTCGGTGCAATATGGCAGACTCACTACGAAGATAAGACTGGTAACAAACACGCTAACATCTACGCATCAGTCCCTAGGAGTCTCAACAGTACGCCTGTGACTAATACCTATGTCCTCGGACCGAATCGCCTAGAGGTAATTACTACAACAGCCGATGTGACATTCACATTCGACCAAGGTAATGTTTGGATTGTAACTACAGACAACAACCGTACTATCAACCCTACAGGTACATTCGGTGCTGGGCATGTAGTAGAAATCTATCACAAAGCCGGTAGTCACACTCTGCACTTTGATTCTACCAGTGGTGGGCACAGTACAGGTACTAAAATCAATGTAGATGTAGCAATCAACAAATACGCCAAATTCATCTACGATGGGGCAAACTGGCATAAGTTAGAACTGCATACCGTAAGTTGATGGGGAGACTTGTTGACGAACTGAAGCAGAAGTGCGAAAACTGTAATCGCATCGCTTTGCCTCTAAGTATCGCTGGTAACTATATCAGCGGTGAAAAGGCTGTACTGCATCAATGTCCATTCTGCAAATATATCCGCTTTCATGGGCAACTTGGGTTCAAAGGTGAACGCAAGCGTAAAGCCAGTCCTGTAGCAAAATCTGCTAAGGGTAGATTCAGTAGGTATCTAATGCGTAAGGCTACTAAATATTAATCGAATACCGTCATCTTGCAATCTTTGCAAGTGAAACCGTTAGGCTTGAATTGCTTCTTCTCACCTTCACGCATGTAGAATCTCTTGAGTAGGCTACCACACTTAGGGCAGTTCAGGTATACTCTACCTTTCTTTCCCATCTATTCCCCTCTCTTTCCGATGATGTCGTCAATTCTTAGAATACTGATTGTGACTTCACTAGCAGATTGTATTGCCTGCTTAACTAATTCAAGAGGTTCGTAAACATCTTGCTCAAGCATAGAGCAACCGCCACCGTTTTCAATATCAGGACCACTGTCAGTGTTACCTGCTTTGTGTTCATTCCTTAGTGTCAAGATGGTGTCTAGTGGGTCATGCCCTGCGTTCTCTGCGATAGTGGCAGGGATTGCCTCTAAAGCGTCAGCGAATGCGTCAATAGCCATTTGTTCACGACCACCTGCTTCTGCTGCCCTTGACCTTAGATGTAGGGCTGAATTGAGATAAGATGAGCCTCCGCCTGCTACGACTTTACCTGAGTTGTAAGCAAGGCAGACTACACCAAGAGCATCTTCGAATCCACGCTCTGTCTCGTCAAGTGTTTGCTTAGTAGCACCTCTTAGAATTAGAGTGGTTACTTCTCCTTTGCCCTTGACTACGACATACTTCATGTCACCTATTTGCTTACACTCAGCGTCACAGTCTACTGCTTCTATCAAGTCATCAGTGCTGTGAGATACTGTTGCACCTAGTAGTTTTGATAGGGCTGTCATGTCACTCTCAGGTATTCTATGAACAAGAGAAATACCTGACTTAGCCAGCGTTGCTGCGACTACTTCGTGTACAGTATCTCGACAGAATACCACTCCACCATCAGGTAATAGATTGACTATTGCTTCTGCCTTGTCAATCCACTGTTCTCTACTTGACTGGCGTTTGTATTGCTGGTATTCACTAGCCGATGATAGACTGAGTTGTATGTTTTCGTTGTCCTTGATGTCACTCAGTCCTGTGTTGATTAGTAGAGCCCTACCAGTAGGAACAAGTGGCATAGCAGGTAGCATGAACTCCTTGTGCAAAACTACACCTGAGAAGCAGGATGAGTCATCCAAACTACCACCCGGCTGGCACAGAACTCTGATTCTCTCAAACTCTCCACCAGCAGTCTTTACAGCGTCAACACAAAGTTGACTGACATGCTCTACACTAGATTCAAGTGCTTTACCTGTAATTGATGTCCTTGCTACATTGACAAGGTGATTCTCTGATGACTTAGTTAACTCAGCCTCTATGTGTTCTGTAGCCCACCTAGATGCCTTTCTGTAACCTCTACAGATGATGTTAGCGTGTAGACCTTTGTTGAATAGTAGTTCACTGTTACCAAGTAGTTCACCTGCGAGCACTACAGTACTGGTTGTACCATCGTAGCACATGTTCTCTTGTGTGTTAGCAGCCTCTACTACCATTTTGGCAGCGGGGTGGCTGATGTCTAGTTCTTGTAGGATGGTTGCACCGTCATTGGTAACGATGACATTACCGCCACCGTCTACCATCATCTTGTCCATTCCCATCGGACCAAGTGTAGTCTTGACCGTGTTTACTGCTCTCCTTGCTGCCCTTATGTTGTGGACTACTGCTGTTGTATTACTCTCATTTTCGTTCATGTTAATCTCTCCCCTACCAATCTACTTCGAACTCTTTGATGTCGCCAGTATGTCTGCACCTTGCTTTCACAAAGCCTTCATTCATACCGTGTTCCCACAGTTCGTAAACCAGTTGAGCATCTTTGAGGCAGTACTCTGCCACTTTGTCATAATTACCTTTGCGCCACTCTATAGGTGCGTCATGGCTGTTCATCAGTTTGCCTTTAGCAAGCGTGTGATAACAGGCATCGGATAACGGTACAGCATGACCTACTATACTTCTAAGCAAAGCAGATGTGTCAAACACCTGTTCTTCTGACTTAGCCATAATATCACCTGCTGTCCAGCAATCTAGTGCGTCTCTAATGATGGGCAAGTCGAAGTTCTTGAGATTGTGTCCAAGAACCATCCCTCCCTCTGACACATGCTTAGCCAAGTCTTCCCCTATCACTTTTGGATGTAGTGGTTTGACTTCTGTGTTTTCAGGGAGATATTTTGAAACACCTTCGTTAGCGTATACAATACCTTTGTCCCCATCCCATGTGGCTACAACGGTAGGTTCGAACATGTGACTTTGCCCCCATCCCCCGATTTCGTGGGAGAAATTCCCAGTTTCAATGTCGAGGGCGAGCATTTTTTTCATTTTACTATCTCCTGCATTTGGTGGGCGCATCCCTCGCATAGGCAGACCATCTTACTTAGATATGTCCCCACTACACGACCTCCGATGTCTTTGCCTATTTCGGACTTACATATTAGACATTCGGTATACCAAAAAGCAGTTTTCAAGACTTACCACCCTTTCTGAACTCATCTTTTAGGCGCACATAGACACGAACACCCTCTCTTGTGTTGCTGAACATTTCAGTTCCGTAAGTGTTGAACTTTTCGTTAACAGTAGCCGGACTGCTGTAGTTAGCCAATCTTCCAAAGGCTTTCATCATGTCTTTCTTGCTCACCCATCCGAATCCTCTATGGTCGTCAAAGTCGAACAACTCAGATTGCTTGTAGGCTTCTTTCCAGTGCCCTTGCATCTTGTTCTTCTCAGAAGCACCTGCACCAATGTTGACCTCTGATTCGAGCCATTGGATGAGGTTTCTGTACAAGTCAAAGAGTATCTCCTTAGCCATATCTACATGGTCGCCTGTGACTTCCCATGTATCTTCTATCATAGCGAAGTGGTGAGCGAGGATGTTAGTGTAGTTCTGTAGCCCCATAATGAAAGAAGAACAGATACCTTGCTTATCAGGACTCATGACTTCTACAACACTGTAGTACTCATCTATAGCCGACATCAAAGCAGGTATGTATGATTCATCAATAGTGAACATGACCTTCTGATTACAGCACAGGTCCATGACTACTTGCTCTTGGTCGTCACCATCCATAGTGTCCCATTCGATAGGTGCGTAGCCAGCCAGTTCCATGACTCTACGCTTCAGTCTTTTCTGCACATCCAAGAAGAAGCCTACTACATCATCAAAGGGTACTTCGAATGATTTCTTACTGTACACATCTTCCGCAAGAGCGTGGTTGATTTCACGCTTCATGTCAAGTGTCCAGTGCCTCCAGTATGTCAGAACACGCTGGAAGATACCTTTGTCCAGTACATGCTCTTTGATACCCTTTGGTGGGTATGTTGTAATCCACAGAGATACCTCTGACTTGATTGTAAACGACTCTCTTGCCATGTTCTTGGTAATCAGGTTTCTACCTGTACCAGCAGAGTTCAAGGCAGATTGTAAGAAGAGAGTAGTGCTTTCGTTGTATTGTCCTGTCTTCAGAACTACGCTACCTTCGTCAAAGTTCAGACCCTTTCTACCTGCTAGAATACCTTCTCTAACCATCATGTCAGGATTTCTTGGGTCTTCTGAATCAGGGTCAGGTACAAGTGTACCTAGTAGTGCTGCATCGTTACCACTGTTGTAATCCATAGAGTTGAGATTAGCACCCTTGAGTACCTTCTCAATCATTTGATAGGCAGCGGATTTACCTGTCCTAGTATCTTGAATCCAAAAGATACTCACTCTTGGGTCAAGATTGCTACCACCTACTGGTATTCTTACATAGGGTATCGAAGCCTGACCTAGGATATAGAAGAAAGAAATCAATCCGGGTATTTCGTTGTTCTTACTTACTTCTTTGAAGTGTTCAAGATACCCGTTCAAAATGTCGTACTTCTTTACACACTCATAATCACTTGCCTTGTGTTCCATTGTTATCTCCCCTTTTGTATGTCTTTTGGACTGCGACTGGTTCTTCTGATGTTAATACATCAAGAATTCTTTGGCGCAACTTTGGACCCAAACCCCTCACTGATTTAAGCGATTCGGGATAGAGCATTTCTTCTATCGAACCGCATTGTTTCAGCAGTTTCTCTACCATTTCAGGACCGATTCCGGGTATGGTGACGAGCATATCAGCCCTCACATCATTGGTACTTGTCCTTGTTACTGCTCTTGCACCATGCCTACTTGCTGGCTTGTGCATCTTACTATGTAATTTTGCTATGAATATACCTGCTTCAGCGTAGTCCTTCGCTCTATAGATGTGACAATCAAAGTCTGCTGTCAATCTAGCAAAGATACCTAACATCAGGTCAAGCGTTTTAGCGTAACTGGTCGGTCTACCTTGGTTTCTACACATTGCGACATACTTCGCTATGTCACCATGCACTACAAGCACTACACGCTCACAGTTAGCATCAAGGTTTTCTATCTGACGCTGTAAATGTCCTTTGAATGTGGATTGGATGAGGTCAGAGATACTTTTACACTCTATGTTAGCATTCCCTGCTTTGTAATCACCCATACCCTGTAAGTGTACTTTCTTTACAGGGTAGCCTTCTCTCTCGACTGCTCTGACTATGGCATCATGTAATGGACCACGCTCGTTAGAGTCAATCAGTAGAGGTTGTGTCTTCTTCATCCTATCAGTTCCTTGAGTACTTTGTATATTGGATATGTAACTACTAATATTGTTCCTTTCAATACCGCTAACGGTAATTCTATGAATGCAAATCGTAGATACTCAGCCCAAGTCATATCAATCATCTTTCCCATGCCAAGCACAATAATCGCTATCTTCCAAAGACCACTTGCTACAAGGCTTACCTTGAGCGTTTTGACCTTTACAGGCTTTCGCTATCAGAGTACTATCATCATGTCCATACGGACCTTTGGTATAGCACTTTTGACAAATCTTAGTCGTTCTTCTGTATATCCTAGCCTCACATATTCTACATTTTCGCATGTTCATTCCTCCTCATCTATAGCACCAGTTTTGTCCCAGTATCTGCATTTACCTAGGCACATACCTTTCTTGTAAAGCATAGAACAAGTCTGAGGGTATTCAGTCCCTACTATGGTACTCACTTGGTAGCGAGTCGTTTCTTCTTTGAAATCAGCCCACTCTAGTGATTTGATGAAATTGACAATTGTTTCTGTGTGTTCTTCTATCTTTGACCTGTCTATTCTTTCAACAGGTATGAAATTTCTCAGCCGTTTTGATAGATACTTGACGAGTTGCACTCGCTCATCATGGCTTGGGTTGCTACCTACTCTACATGCCGACTGATTCAAACAAGGTAAGATAATGACACCATCCATTGATATTGTAGGTAGGTCGATGGGCTTAGAGTTAGGATTGAATATCTTGCCTCTACTCTTGCCTTTTACGACATCAAGTTTCAAGCCTTCTGACCCGTAAGGTATCATACCTTTGCCGGGCTCAAGTGCCTTGAGCATGATATGTTCCAGCCCTCTTTCTAGGTCATTAGTTGTCAGCGGTACAGACCACAGTCCACGCTTTGAATTGTAAGAGTTAGGAATACGAATCATTCCGCTGGTATCGAAAGGAACGGCAGGGTCTGAACAATACAAGTCTAACTGATGAATCCAGTCACTGACTTGCTTCATACCTGCTTCCTTGATGTCAGATAGATTGTCACCACCACTAGGGATGTACGCTTTGTCGAGCCCTATCCATACATGGAAGCCTCCTCCACTGTACCATATACAGTGAGAGATGTCACTCTCCAATAAGTGGTAGTGTAAACGCTTGGTTTGCTCAAGCGGTGCTTCAATGTCTACTGAGTTACCCTTGTTCTTTCTGAAATCCTTTGGGTCGAAATCCATAACGAAATGCCTGATAATAGGAGTTTCTAGGTTGACACGCTTGTTGTAGGGAGGTAGAGTTGCTCTGTAACCATACACTGTCATGTAGGCATTAGAAACCCCGTTCTTCCCTTCCCAGTATCTTTCTAGGTCGTTATTGTTCCTAACGATTTTTCTGTAGCCTCTGCCTCTCTCAGGGCTCAGTTCCATAACTTCCCTTGGGAAGTCGAATACAATCTGCATTCAAGCACCCTTGTACTTCCTTGCTACTTGCCCTGCCACAGCCCTCAAACCATGTTCATTCATCAACAGGTTTCGATTGAATGTGACATACATCACACCCTTTGGACCACTTGCTTCACCATCAAACTCAAACAGAGTTTTCTGTATGGCTACAGTGTAATTCTTATACTGTCCTAAAAGTGAAAACGAAACCTGTACAGGTCTACCAGTCACCTCGCTCATCATTCTTTCAATCTCTCTAGTTTCTTGCTCTAAATTTTCTACAGGTCTCATTCCTCATCCCCCTCATAGTTGTCGAGATATTCTTGTGGATTATCACTGCCCTCCCAACTGGGGCAAATAGATTTGAAATTGCACCAAGAACACTTACCTGTACTTGCCTTTGTAGGGAAGTCCCCAGTGAAGTAAGCAGTCAATAGCGCATTCTTCATTCTATCAATCTTCTTCGAGTATGTTGTCCAAGTCCTACCTGTACAAGCCTCGTATACGATTTTGTTAACGGCTCTCTGTTCTTTGCCGTATTTGTTCATGGGTTCTACTTCTTTCTCTCCACCTGAAGGATATACCCACCCCCAGTGGGTGACATCTTGGAACGGGTGATTAGCCCAATCTAGTAGCCTCTTGTAGAACGCCATCTCTGTTCTCATGGATTGCATCTTGAAGGATGAATCTTCCCACACATCATTCTTGTTTTTGGTCTGAACCCATTTACCTGTCTTCAATTCCATTACAGCGTATGTACCATCTTCTGTCGCATAACCTCGGTCAATACTCCCAGCAAAATGGATAGGAACTGTGTGGACTTCGCCGTTGAACTCAAACTCTTCCTCGACAAAGGCATGAACTTCTAACTCGTTGATTACAGGCATGTAGGCTTCTTTACCTCCACTCTGTAGTCTCTGTAAATCCCATCTGATTCTTTGTTCTATAGAGCCTTCTTCTCCGAGTTGATAATCCTGCTCAGGAATAACACTCAGGGCAAGTTGCATTGCTTCATTCCATTTGTCTCTCTGAACCAATGTATACAGTTCATCAAGAACTGTTGGAACATTATCATAGTACTTCTCAATAGCATCGTGGACATTAGTACCCTTCACCATAGCATCGGTGGATGGCTCAGGTAAACGGTGTATTCTTTTGTACTCATACTGCTTAGGGCAGAACTCAAAGTCACTTGTTAAACTGGTCTTAGTCATTCGCAGATGCTTCTCACTACTGGGTGTCCAGTTGTATTCTGACTTGGCGTATGCACTCCAGTCTCTGTCACTCATTCTAATTCCTCCATCATATCAATGACTGCTTCAACATCAGGGTCAAGTTCAGCACCACTGTCTCTCAGTCCTCTCAATACATTTAACATAAATTTCAGTACTTTCATTTGTATGCCTCCAGTGTCCTTTGTTGCATGATTGTGTATTCGAATAGTTTACTTTGTCGAGTCTCTTTTTCGTCTACCCTACCACAGGTCGGGCAGGGGATTCTTCTGTTAACATTAGACTTTATAGGAGTTTCTCTAATCTTCTTCCAAAACTTCCACTTACTCATTCGCCTCCCTCCTCTTCGATGATGCGTTGAAGGTAGACTGTAGCATCCATCAGTTCTTCTTGCAAATGTACTAGCCAGTCAAGGAACTTGAGGTCATCTCTTTCCATCGTTACCCCATACTTGTTCTTACCTAGTTCGGCTCTCTTCTGTATCTTCTCACAAACTGTATCTTCTATGCTACTCATGTTATCACCAATATTGTTTAGGCATCGCTGCCCCACTCGCTCTCTCCAAATCCCAGTCAAGTGCTTTGAAGATAGGCTTGAGTTTTCTCTTAATTAGTCGGTCAACCATTTTATCATAATCGAGTCCGAATCCATCTAAATCGTTGTCATTTTCGAAAGCCACTACATCTACCTTGACTTCTACCTGTTCTTTGGTATCGAGGTTCTTGGCTATAATGTGGTTAGGTTTACCTTCAGGGAATTGATTAACATAAACATAGTTGACTGAGTCCCCGTCACCTAGGGCATTGCGACCTACTATATGTTGGTTGTAATATCTCGCTGCTTTCACACCTCTGCCATCTGAGTGTCTGTATTTGTCCAACGATTTCTGTAATCTTTGTGTCGTAGCGATTTCTTTCAGTTCTACATTGCCACGCTGTATTTTCTTAGCCAATGGTCTAACCATGCCGATAACTTCTTCTTCACTAGCACCTGAACAAATGGCTGTAAGTACATCGTTTTCGAGGTTCTTGGATATAGGGGCAAGTGTACTTATCTTACCCCATCTAGCACTCTTTGCTTTCCCTTCATCTTCAGGAGGGTAAGAGCAGATTCCATAGTAGAGATTCTTACCTCCTACAATCCAGTAGGGCATGTAAGCCTCGAATTCTACTATCAGATGACTCGCTTGATGTTCTCTCTGTATAGTCTCAGTGAGATGCTTGGCGAGGTCATGCGCCTCATCGAATGGGACTTGTACGAAGGCAGAGTCAGTGTGCCCGTACAGTGCTTTGTAGCCTGCGTTCTCTGACTCTTCCATCAGACCTTTGATTGCTTGTCTACCACATGCTGTGATAGCAGAGGCTATGTCGAAATCACACCAGCCCCAGTAAGGGCTCGCTGTCGCACCATACAGGCTGGCCATCACTCGCTTTACTGCTAGTTGCAATGTGTTCCATCCGTTTCTCTCAGATTCGGTAGGGGCTTCCTTCATGTTTTTCTTGTACTGGTCTCTGACCTCAAACAGTTCAGTTACCATGCTTGGAAGCAGAGCATCGACATCTTGTCTCCAGCAAGTGCCGTCAGGTAGTTCTCTGACATTTGGCTCACCTGCCATGCTCTTTGGGACTTGAGATTCCCATGATAGATTGTGACTTAGAATAAGTGAGGGGTACAGACCCTTGTAGTCCACACAGGCTACTCCCTCGTATCTGCCCGGCTTGGGCGGTGGGATGAAAGCACCCTCGTAGTCTTCCTTCTCTTGACCCGAATGTGTCGGTGCTTTCCAATCTGTTCTTCTCTGTAACAGACCTCTTGCGAATCTAGTGACACTGTGACAAGACGGGAAACTTACACCTGTGAATTCCTGTAGCGACAAGAAGAAGTTCAGTACATGGTTATCCTCGTCTATGTGCTTCAGTAGGAATGTATCTACCATACAGTAGTCAACATAATCATCGAATCTCTCTGTCCATCCTGTGTGGACATCCATATCCAACTTGCCGCCATAGCCACACACTCTTGCGATTGTATCTAGTTTCAGATTCTTTAGTTGAGGCTTACCGCTGTCTTTCCACACTCTCTCGAATCCACTACCACTTCTCATTGGTGAGGCGGTGTCGAAGCAGAGCCTGCCATAGATTGGCTGGTCTACATAGTCGTAGCCATTCCTGCCCGGTAGTACTCTACCTAGAGGACTGAGTCGCTTGTACTCAGTCATCCTCTCTACCAAGTGAGGTAGGTCAGCCCACATCATAGCGTGAGCCACGAAGATGTCAGGGTTACATTCATCCATGTAGTGAAGAAAGGCATCGTGCATCTCTTGTTCTGAGCCGTACAGATGTCTCTCGTAGGTCAAAGGGATTTGCTCTCCCTTGTATTCGTATTCGGTGGCTCTCTGCTCAATGTGATAGTCACCGTGGAATAGTCCATTCGGGTTGTCCTTCTTCCAGCAGAAGGCAACCAGTCTGTTGTTGTAATTGTCAATGACAGCCATGACTGTCGTTTGCTTGGTCTTGGTACACCACTCAAGGTCAAAGTGCCAAACTCTAGGCTTCCAGTTAGGCATCTTCTCTACTTTGTCGATTAGATACCTGTCTTCCAAACTGAGGTCA